GAGCCAGCAGACGTCACCAAGTTCACGCTGATGGTGGCGGCAGACGCGCTGATATTAGTTGCGGTGAACTTGTCGATGATGGCCGTAACGCCAGTCGCTGTGTACTGGGTTGTTTGAGCGTTTTCGGCAAATTTAGCCGGTACGAGGACTTTGACGGTGACTGTCATGGTTTACTCCAATAAGAGGCAATTGTTAGCGGCTTGTTGCATGATGACCCAATTAGTGCCGTCAGACACCATTGTCGCCCAATTTCCTACAACTGCCAAGAGGATTGCTGTGCCAGCGACTGTGCCGTCAATCAACACAACATTGCTAGATGCAGACACCAAGGTCTGAGCCTGCAAATTCTTAAAAGTAAGTTCTCGGCCCGTCCATGCGCTTGCTGTGGGCAGAGTTACCGTACAAGTCGAGCCTGACTTGTTGTTAATAATCCAAGTCTCATTGTCAGCTACCGTAAAGTCAGCGGTCTTGGTGACTGGCGCTGACGATGCGGCGTTAATGGCGGCAGTAATAGCTGCGGTGTCAACAATCGGTTGCACTTGCAGAGCTTCGATCTGCTTTTGCATCTCGGCCACTTGGGACTCTAAGGCAGAGCAGCAGTCAGTCAATACGTCAGGAACTGGTAAGGTGACTACTGGCGGCAGGGTCTGCAACTCTTGATTGACCAAAAACAAAGCCTGATCGTAGGACGCAAGCAAGGACTCAGAACTAAACGTTAGGCCAGAATCGTCAATAACGCCAGTCGCAATATCATTCAACGACAGAAAGAACAAATACCAAGCGCGGTCAATCAGACCCGTGCGAGGGTCGATCAGCGGCACCCGTGGCGGCGTGATCGGCGTTGGCGTAGCGTTAGGGCTAGGCATTCGTTGGACTCAGAATAAGTTCTGCGCCCATGATTGCAATCTTCACAGGGTCAGTGCCAGACACTTCATAAACACGGTCACGCAACTTAGTTGTCATGCCAAGCCTGCGCCACAGCACGCGCTTGTAGTACTCGCCAATCTTGCCCATGGACTTCCAATGCTCATTTGACCATGTGTGGCCGCCATCGTCCGAGAAGCGCAGCATGACTTGAGGGTCACTGCCCTGACCAAGATTTAGGCCAACGCCAGACTCGCAGTCAAGTTGCAGTGTGTGCTGGGCCGTGCGGCGCAGATTGTTTGTGCCAGTTGGCAATGCACGCCATGTGCGTAGCCACTTCTGAATGCCGCCGTTGTCGCTAAAGTCATCCAGATCAAAGGCGTAGATGTTACCGTTTTCAAAGTCGCCAATGACAACCTTGTTGTTGAACGCCATTTGGCAGTTGCCACGGTGGCGTGTAAAGTTGCCGTCAGTAAACCCTGCACGCTCATGCCAGGCTTGTGTGGCCGCATCATAGACCCAAGTGGTGTTAGCACTAGGGAAAACCAGTACATAAAAGCTGTGGCCGTCTTGCTGATATGTGTACGCAATAGCGTCCGATATATCATCGTATTGTTGGATTTGCCACTCAACAGCGTGTGTGGAAATGCGAACGCCGGTGTAGCCGTTGGCGCGGTAGACAATACCTTCACCACGGCGGTCACGGCCAAGCCAAAACAGGCCATTGTCCATCTTGGCAACAGAGTAAGGGGCAGCACAGCCCAACTCGTTAAACGCGCCCTGAATGCGCTGTAAGGGGAAGTCTGTTGCGCCAGAGTCGTACCAGACCTCAATCGAGTTAGTGCCAAAAGCCCACACCTCGCGGAAGTTGGCTGCTACGGCCACCAAGCCGTCAGGAGAGCCTTCAGTACTGGCAAACTCAAGTGGGTCAATGGATGTGCCGTCTAGCAGTGCAGTAATCCACAACTTCTGGCTGTTTGGCTCGTTGAACACAAAGTAGCCGTCCAGATAGCAGACAGTCACAGCGCCTGGGAAGTCTGGATCGGTGATCTGGCCAAAGGCGTTTGTGGTGTTGTTGTAGATGTAGCTGGGGCCATTGGCTGCAATGAACAACTGCGTGCCGTTGTCAGCCAGACTGACAGGGCCAGTACCAGCCACCGTGCCGATCAGCGTGGCCACATACGATGTGGTGATCTTGTAAAGTTGTGTGCCAGAAACAACAAAGGCCGTGCTGTCGTTAGACGAAAACGCCCACAGGCCACGGATCGGGCCGTTGCCAATGGTGTTAAGCAGTTTGAGGCCAGGGGCGCGGTTTAGGAACGCAGGCTCTTTACCGGCCTCTGGGACGATCTCTGGAAACAGATTGACCATCCGAGCGTCTGCCGCATTGACAGAACGCGCTACATAAGTAGAGCCAAGAATCGGCGTCTTCATTAGTAGTTACCGGCATAGATGTTGAAACGCTGGCGGTTGGCCACCAATGCGTAAGGCAGTGCCATCACATCATCAGGGTTGTTGATGCGCTTCAAGTCACGCTTGGAAGTCATCGCAATGCGCTGCACTTGTGGGCTTGGCTCAACGCCAAACTCAGGGGCAAACTCCATGGCCAAGTTGTATGTAAACGCCCGCAGATAGCCTGGTGGGTAGTACAAAATTGTGGACAACGTGGCGGGGCGATTTAGTTCTTCAACCGATACAAAGTGAAATTCCAAGTCTTGCGTTGGCCTTGGATAGAGATATATCTCAATATCAGGAAACGTCATGTTGACCCACATCACTTGTGGGTAGGTGGACGTTACGGTCTTAACAGCAATACCGTTGTACTGCTGTTGGTTAATCATTTTGATGCCATAAGACACGCCGTTGTTTGCTTTAAAGTACGTAGCATCATCAAGCAAAATAGGGCGAAGGCCAACAAAGTCACCAGTTGGGCCAAGGGTGCGGCTAATTAAGCCTGCTGGCCATGTAAAGACTTGATCTTGTGTGCAAAACACGGCTAAACGCTCTGTGTTCCACGAATCAATCATTTGATTGAACGCCATCAAGGCGTCTTGTGACGTAGCCGCAGAGGGCGTTTCACCTTCAGCAAGCACACCGAGAAGTCTAAGCGCCCGTTCGATTTGTTGGCCAGCGGTGTACGTTGTCATTTTTAAACCTCTGCAGTGGTTTTTCTACGGCGTTTAACTTCCAGCACGTTCACGGGAGCCGCTTCAGTTTCAGAAGGCGTGTCTGGATTATAACGAGTCCAGCCATTTCTTTCATCCATTTCAACCTCAGACTCCATTGTTGCAATCTTTGCGCCGTGGATGGGGTGTGTCAATGTAATGTTCATAATTTAAGAATGGGGGTGATTAGCCCCCATTTGGTTTACAGAACGTGGATAACTGCAAAGTTGATTACAAAAGCTTCAGACAGCGAACCGCCCGAAAGGTTGCGAATTGTGATTACGCAACTTCCTGTGGTTTTGCTAGAAATCCAGCAGTTGTAAGCACCAGCGGTAGCGCCAGAAGACACGCTTAAAATAATAACGTCTTTTGCGCTGATTGTGCTGTTGTTCAAAGTGAATGAAACGTTTGTGATGTTTGCCAAAGAGGCGCCGTTCAGTGTGATCTGACCAGCAGACTTGTTCAGCGTGACCGCTGTGGACTTGTCTGTCAATTGAGTCACTGTGCCGCTTGCTTCTGCGGTGTAGCCCAACTCGCCACCAGCCAGTACAAAGTTAGATCCAATGATGTCTTGGTCTTCAAAAGCAACACCAATTGGTTTGGTATTAGAGGTCATGATGTTTCCTTTAAAAATGAGGGCCGAAGCCCCCATTGTTTACTTCAAGAAGGCCGAGTAGGCAGCGTCACCGGTACGCACAAAACGGTATGTGTGTGCGCCGAAACGTGGAACAGTCACAGAACCGAAGATCGTGATACCAGTGCCTGTGGTGACAGGAACAGTAGACGAAGCGCCGGTGTTGTTGTTGTTGCAGATAGTCAACTCAAAAGCAGAGCCAACTTTTGCGCTAGGAACGGCTGCATCGAGCAACGCTGCTGTGGGCAGAGTCACGGTCAATGTAGCATCGCTGCCTTTGTTGCAAACAACCAAACCAACAACCACTTGATCAGCGGTCAACGTGGTGTCGCCAGTCAAGGTTGTGGGAATAGTTTGAACCGTCAGTTGTGCTTCTGTCAAGTTGCCGTCACCAATTTGATAACCGCCTGCGCCATTAGGTAATGCCATGATAATTTCCTTTCAATGTTAATAACAGAGATAGGGGCCGAAGCCCCAATCAATTAGCCCCAGATACGGCAGCCCATTTGTGGGCGGATCGTGTTGAAGCCGTACAAAACGTCAATACGGCAAGGCATACGGTCATTGTTGATGTCGTACTGGCGCACGACACGCAAAGAGATACCGTTGTGGACTGCGCGAGCAGCCATGTCAACACCTTGTGGCAACAGCAAGTCAGCAGTTGCGAAGGTGATGGCGTCCTTGTGATATACCAAGTTCTGTGCGTACTGGCTAGAAGCAGCGCCTACGAACACAACAGCCTTACCAGAGACAGGGAAGCTGTCAACGGTAGCCAAAGCATTGGCGGCAGTGTAGATAGGAGCAACGTTCACAACAATTGCAGTGCCGCTGGCAGTGGCGTCAGCCAAAGCAACGAACTGGAACAACGAACCAGTGGATTCACGGGTCTGTGGGTTCACAGCGAAGCAATCAGCAACAGTGAACACGTCACCGGCTTTAACTGTCAGGCCAGAGCCGATGGTCAAAGCAATGCTAGAAGCACCTTGAGAAGTCACAGTGGTGGTCACAGAGTTGCCGGTGGCAACGCGAGAGCCAGTTGTGTGTTGCTTGATAGACTGAGACATGTTGATCTCGTCAAAGCCCAACACGCCAGTGCCCATCATGCCGTTCTTGAATTGCTTGCTGATAGTGTCTGTAGGATTGAACAGACCTTTCATGCCTTCAACCAAGCCAGCGTTAGCAGCAGGGTTTACGGTAGCGTAACGTGGAGACATCACAGCTGCGTTCTCGTTCAGCTTCTGCTGGGCTTGGAGCAAGACCAAAGAAGTAGAAGGAGTTGTGCCAGGTGTACCAACGGTGTTACCGATGGTTTTGTACGCATTGGCCACGTCTGCATCAATAGAAGATGCCAACTGGCTGATACGAGGCTTCAGAACACGCTCTGCGAAGTCATCCAATTGCATGGTCAATTCAGCAGATGTGAAGTTGACACCGATGTGCTTTTGGCTGGCAACGGTCAAAGTGGTGAACTGCTCGTTGTCGTCTTGCACTTGCAAGGCAGCGCCGTCAGTTACCAGAGCGCGGTCAGGTAAACGGATACGCAGGGTAGAACCAATTTTAGCACCTT